CAAATCTATGCTAGCTGCAAAGTTAGAAGAAATGGATAAAGAAGAAATGGATGAAGAGATGGACGATAAAGTAGACGAAGCAAAAAAAGATGATGCCGAAATTACAGAAGAAAAAGAGTACATGACTAAAAAGGAACGCAAAGAAGGTGACGACCGTAAATCAGATAATAAAGCTGAGGCCGAAACTGAAAAAATGCGTAAACTTAAAGAAGATGATGACTCTGATTTAAATGAAATTTTAGCAGAATTAGAAAATGAATTATCTGAAGAGATGGATTCTAAAGACGACAAAAAAGACATCAAAGAAGATGAAAAAACTGACGCTGAAGAAGAAGGCTATTTAGATGGTGAAAAAGACGAGAAAGAAGACATGGATGATGAGGACGAAGATATCGACCTTGAAGATATGTCTGAAGAAGATCTCAAAAAGTTTATTGAAGACGTAATCGAAGATATGGTTGGAGCTGGCGAATTAGAAGCTGGTGAATCATTTGAAGATGACGTTGATGTAGACGTAGACGAAGAAGGTGAGATTGAAGTAGAAGATGATATGGAAACTGCGGTTGACGTAGAATTGGACGAAGCAAAAGAAGAAATTGATGAAAAACAAGGGTACGATGCTCGATTAGACGATGCTGAAGGTGCTAAACATGGTAAGAAAAAGCAAGACATGAAACAACGTAGAGCTGATTCAGAAAACATGGAAAAAGCCGACGGTAAAAGAAAATTTGCTGGTGATTCTAAGATGAAAGAAGAATTAAACGAAGCGTATGCTACTGTTAAAACTTTAAGATCTGAATTAAATGAAATCAATTTGTTAAACGCTAAGTTACTTTACACTAACAAAATCTTTAAGTCTAAAAACTTAAATGAATCTCAAAAGGTAAAAGTATTAGAAGCATTTGATAAAGCTGGTACTGTAAAAGAAGCAAAATTAGTATTTGAAACTGTAGATACATCTTTCAAAGCTAAAGGAAATAAACACATAAATGAAAATTTAGGTAGAGCTTCTAAATCAATAACAACTCCATCTGCTCCTAGTAAAAAACCTATTGTAGAATCAGATGAAATGGTGATGAGATTCCAGAAATTAGCTGGCATCATCAACGGATAAATAAATTATTAACGACTAAAAATTTAAAAAAAAAATTATGTCACAATTAAATTCACTTTTAGAATCCGCTAATTCTTACAAATCACTGCAAAGTGATGCTGCAAGATTAGCTAACAAGTGGTCCAAAACAGGATTACTTGAAGGCATGGGCTCTGAGACAGACAAAAACAATATGTCTATGATCTTAGAGAACCAAGCTAAACAATTAGTTACAGAAAACTCTACTACCGGTGGTGGTGCAGGATCTGGTAACTTCACGGCAGGAACAGGTGCTCAATGGGCAGGTGTTGCTTTACCGTTGGTAAGAAAAGTATTTGGACAAATCGCAGCAAAAGAATTTGTTTCGGTTCAACCAATGAACTTACCTTCTGGTCTAGTATTTTATCTAGACTTCCAATATGGTGGAACTCAAATTAACTCTCCAGTTAGTGCTTCGCCAAACGTTAACAAAGCTCCATTTACTACTGGTACTTCAATGTACGGTACTAGAACTCCACAACCTCAACCTAATACAACAGGTGGTTTCGGAAATGCTGCCGCAGGTGGTTTATACGGAGCTGGTAGATTTGGTTACTCAATTAATGACTTCCAAGGTATAACAGTTGCCGCTGGTGTATTTGGTATTATTGGTAATGCAGATTATTACAGAGATTTAGATGGTGATTCTTCATTCCCACAAGCTAACACAGGTCAAACTGCTGCTAACTCGTATGATGGTGGAACATTAGCATTTGGTACTTCTGTAACAAAAGTAAGTTATAGAGCAACAACTTCTGCTTTAGCAAGTGCTTCTATATTACCTACTAACTTCGATGCAGAAGCTATTGAAGGATTTTATTTAGCTGCTGTACCAGCTGCTGCAAATGCATTTGGTGCTATTGTTAATTCCTTACCTGCTTTTACTAAATTAGTATTTGGTGGAATTTTACCTGCACCAGCAATTAATGGTGCTGGAAAATCAACTTCACTTCCTACACTTACAGGAACTGGAACTGGATCAGGTGCTGCAACTCTATTTGACTTGAACGTTAAACCTTCATCTCAAGTATTAGTAGCAGGATCTACAGGATCTGGCTTTACAGCTAACTTCCAAGGTGCTGCTGGTGCTGCTGCTGCTCCGATTGTAACAGTAAATAATCCAGGATCTGGATATGCTGTTGGAGATGTATTAAACTTCTCATTATTAACAATGCCTAATATAACTGTTGCAACTACTACTGCTGTACAGATTACTTTAGCTGCTGCTGATTTAGATGTAAATGGTGTAATTTCATTCTTCGGACTTGGAACTATATCAGCTGCTGATGTTGCTGCAGGATGGTTAGTTGATAACGGAAACGGAGCAGGATCAATTGCTGCTGCTACTTCAACTGTATCTGCTATTGTAACATTACAACCTACTGATAATAACAGAGGTGATTTTGAAGATGGAAATGCTAACTTAGGTGCTGCTTTATATAACACACCAATTGCAATTCCAGAAATCAATGTTCAAATGCAAAGTGAAGCTATCGTTGCTAAAACTAGAAAATTAAAAGCTGTTTGGACTCCTGAGTTTGCTCAAGATTTAAATGCTTACCATTCTCTAGATGCAGAAGCTGAATTAACTTCAATCATGAGTGAGTATATTTCATTAGAAATAGACCAAGAAATCCTTTCAATGTTAATCGAATCAGCAGGTGCTGGTGATGAGTATTGGAGTGCTATTAACAATCAAAGTCTTACGGCTGCGGGTGTTGGTGCTGGATTAGGTTTCTTTAACTCACAAGGACAATGGTTCCAAACATTAGGAACTAAAGTTCAAAAGTTAAGTAACATTATTCACCAAAGAACTCTTAGAGGTGGAGCTAATTTTATGGTATGTTCTCCAACTGTAGCTACTATTATCGAATCTATTCCAGGATTTGCTAGTAACTCAGATGGTGATGCTGCTAAAATGAGCTATGCATTTGGTGTACA